TTGTAAGCTAATTACATAATCACGATAATTCTTCTTATCTTCATCAGTTGGTTTCACTGGATAATTAAATGACATAGTATGAAGAAAATGCCATAAGCTCGGTCCCCATACCGGTGTAAGCATTCCATCACCACTTACAAAATCTTTTTTTGTAAATACACGCTTTTTTAGAGTCGTGTTTTTTGACATTTTTTATTTCTCTCTTATTATATTTAGGTTAGAAAATAAATGATGTGTATGTATTCTACTTTTGTATGAATACTACATTTGTATGAATACTACATTTGTATGAATACTACATTTGTATGTATTCTACTTTTGTATGTATTCTACTTTTGTATGTATTCTACCTTTTGTAATAAACGACTCATTGTATTTGCGATTTGTGACATTTGTGTAGGTGGCGCATGTGCATGTGCTGTGCTTATACTTGCTGTGCTTATACTTGCTGTGCTTATACTTGCTGTGCTTATACTTGCTGTGCTTATACTTGCGATGCTTATAATCGCCTTGTAGTATAAAACATCATTTTTATAATTGCTTTTACATATAGAAACCAAAACTCCATCTTTATTTCTGAATAACATTCTTTTTGACGATTATAGAATTGACTAATATATAATTATCACAATTCATATTTAGGTATTTTATGTTAAATCTATAATAGTAAAATATTTTGTAGTATTATACATTCATGCTTGACGAATATAAAGAACAATTGAAAAACTTAGTTTATAATAAAAACTTTCTTATGATAACTGGATTGGTTGTCCTTTTTATTGGTTTAGCAATCTATATTTATAGAGAATATGTTATTCCAAGAATGAACCCCAGTTATGTCGCAAATAAAGAATTTGTGCGTGGTTCCGAACAAGAAGGTAATGTTGAAGCAGCAGACCTTTATTTATTTTACACTACATGGTGCCCTCATTGTAAGACAACAAAGCCTATTTGGCAAAAGTTGAAAGACCAAGTCGGCGAAGCCGGTGTAAATGGTGTCAAAATAAACTTTATTGAAATTGATTGTGACAAGGATAAAGATACCGCAAATAAATTCAAGGTAGAAGGCTACCCTACAATTAAGATGGTTCATAATAATCAAGTTATTGAATATGACGCAAAACCAAACTTGGATACATTGAAACAATTTTTGGATACATCATTGTAAAGGGTTCTTAGAACCTAATATAAAAAGGGGTGCTCATCACCCAATATAAAAGGGTGCTCAGCACCCAATATAAAAAGGGGTTTAAGGGGTGCTCAGCACCCCTTGTAGTAGAGAAATAACTTTGCGTGTTGAGCCCCTTTTTCTATCATAGATGTTCGCGATTCTTCTGTATTAATTGCGACCATCCAGTCACTAAAATCTGTCATATTTTCAATCATACATCGGACAGTATATTTCACATCGGGTTGTTTTGATTCCGTATCTATTTCTCTCTGCATTTTTCGGATGATGACATTCATTAAATCCAACATAGACGATTTTTCATTGATAGTCGTATCATTCATTATAAATATATTTTTAAACGCCAATACTTCATCATTGTTACACTTGGACTGTGTAATACAGTCATTGAGTGGATAATTATTCAATAACCCACCATCAATATAGCACGCATCGCCGTCACATACCGGTTTAAACGCAACAGGATATGCGGTTGTCATACAAATCGCTTTTATAACAGACATATTTGGATGTGTTTTATATGAAATATCAACTTTTTCAAAGTGGAATGTATTTATATTTGTGGCATAAACATGTATTTCTTTTTTATTCCATTCATACAATTCCTTAAATGTTATATTCGTATCCAAATCTTTACCGTGTAATAATGGTGCCATAACATCATGAACTATTTTTTCACCCAAGAAGCCTTTATCATAAAAACATTGAAAGAGAGATGTTGCGTTTGATTGAAAGACTTTAAACCAATCTCTCTTTATAAAATAGTCATCAAGCCATTCCCATTCATAACCAAGCGATAAAATAATACCCATACAAGCACCAATAGAACATCCGTATATGCTTTCAATATTTTCCAATTTCCAGAATCCTTTTTTATGTAGATATTTGGCAGCACCATAAGTGATAAGACCCGCAGGCCCACCACCATTCATTACAATATGTTTTATTTTCGGGATATTTTGTATATTTATATCTGTATTTTTATCGGAATACGACATACGAATGTATATATATATATACTATACAATCCGTAATTTTTTATTACTTTTTTTCTTTTATCATATTAGTTATTTGAAACAAACGATAATGGATAATATTTTTACATTGGGTGATTTACCGGATGGTAAGATAAAAGTCAATTTAGATGAGTTGTATGAGAGAAAGAAAAAAACAGATTTGAATACATTGGCGGTTTATAACAGCATATTAAATCGCATACATACAAAGATTAAAAACTGTTCCAGACAAAATGGAGCAGAACAGTTTTGTTGGTATATTATTCCAGAAATGATGATTGGTGTTCCGCGATACGACCATGCGGCGTGCACTGCGTATATATTACATGAATTAAGAGATAATGGATTTGTGATACGATATACGCATCCCAATCTGTTATTAATTTCATGGAAGCACTGGATACCTTCATATGTTAGAAATGAGATTAAAAAGAAGACGGGTGTTGTAGTGGATGGTTATGGAAACAAAGTTGGAAATGAAAGCAGCGGCAGTGGAAATAGACGAAATAAGAATATAAATGAAGACCCGAATCGTTTAATGCTTGGATTAGATAATGATGATGATATAGATGAACCTATCGCAAAAACAACGAGAGAATATAAATCTATAGATACATATAAACCTTCGGGATTGATATATAATCAAGAATTATTGCGTAAAATAGAAGATACGACAAGAAAATAGAATAGAATACTAAAACAAATGTAAATATTTCAAAACAAATAAGGTAATTCGTTTTGAAACTAAATTGAATAACAGCCGAGCGCGCTACCAATTGCGCCACGAAAGCAAAAACATCGCTCTCGGATGGAATCGAACCATCAACCTATCGGTTACTATTTCCCCACCACCATATACTATACTGTATGTTTCTTTATATTGTTTTTTCCGTAAAATATATATTTACTGAGCGTTTTTATACTTTATACTTTTATACTTTATAAGTTATACTTCTATTCTCTCTTTTTCTATATCGCCTTCATTAACAGTATAGTCATCTTTTGATGCTTCAACCATATTGATTACTTCATATGCTTCTCCTTTGGAGTCATATGCTTCTCCTTCGGAGTCACTTGATTCATCTTCATCTTCATCATCGCTATCGCTTACGCTTATATTATCGCTTACGCTTATATTATCGCTTACGCTTATATTATCGCTTACGCTTATATTATCGCTTACGCTTATATTATCGCTTACGCTTACATCGCCCATTCTCTCTAACATAGCATTACTATTTTCAATTTGGCGAATGGTTGTATATTTTATTTGATTCTGGACGATAGCATCATATATTTGAACGCCTTCAACATAAAACTCTTCACATTTTGAATAATATTCAACCATAATTTTACGCAAATCATCAATTAGTTTATCAAGAGTATATGAATGTAAATGTTGGTGAATATTGTATTCGTTTGTTCGTTCATCTCTCTTGAATACTTGATTTAATATATAAATCAGTTCTTTCTCTCTTTTGTCTATAAAGACAGTCATTAATTTAACATTATCAGCATATTTTTTAAACAATCTCTCTTTTTCCATTCGGTAACCTTTCTTTCGCATATTTACATAAACATATTCATCTGTTTGATTGCATATATCACTATAGTTTCGTGTAATAATATCTGATATTTTTATATCACTAAATCTCTCCACTTTTTCATTTTCATTCTTATCATTGCTTTCATTCTTATCATTGCTTTTTTTTGAACCATTGAATATATTATAAAACAGTTCAACATCTTTCTTGTATTCTCTCTTCATTTTGTCAGACATCTTGTTAAACAAACCATTTTCAAAATCATATTCGTCATAATAGAGAGATTCCAATTCTGGAATACCTTCTTCATCCAACAATGTATGGGATTGTAATTCGTCATTCATGTTACACGCAGGCGACTTAAAATGGATTTCATTCGGTTTTCCAATATTTATGTTCGCATTAATTAATGCGTTTAATCGGCGAGAGCACATATTCACATGCTTTATTTTAGATAAATGTGTAGAGTTTTCACTCATATCCAATATGTCATCTACATTCATATGCGAGCCAATCGCCATCATAATTGAATCAAACAGATGCGCGATTTTCAGATAAAAAACCGCAATTTTTCTACATTTTTTAAGATGGGTATTGCGGCTATCTAATTCTGAACTATATAGTTTAGATACGAGCATTTCAATATCATCTGTATTTATATTTTTTGATAATATAGTTGTAACTAAATCAAGTATTTCATCATATTTATTTTTATCCAATATTTGTTTCATATCGGAATAGTTTTGTTTGATAATATAATTCGTCGCAATTTTATTTATTAATTCATCTATATTTTCATTCTTTTCGGCACTGTATATACTATTACCCATCTTATAATAGGATTAGCTTTTTTATTTGACTCTAAAACATAACATATTTACTATGGTGGCGGCGAACGGGGATATACATATTAGTCAAAACAACTTAAAGACATATATCTATATTTATATATTTGTGCGTTAGTCCAAGTATTGCGACACTTTCTATAAAGTATTTTTGCGATACTTTTTCCCAAAAAGTATAAAGTATAAAATTGTTTTTGCGATACTTTTTCCCAAAAAGTATAAAGTATAAAGTATAAAGTATAAAATTGATTATTTATATCAGGATTGTCTAATATAGATACCGAGCAATGAATAAGACACAAAAAATAAAGAAATCAAATATAGATAAAAAGGCAATATGGGCTAAGTTTGAAGAAGAAGCAAATGCAGCAGAAACTAAAATAGAATGTATTTATACCGAAGGTAATGCTTATACCGAAGGTAATGCTTATACCGAAGGTAATTCCAAAGCATATACAGAAGGATATACCGAAGGTAATTCCAAAGGATATACCGAAGGCAATGCTTATACCGAAGGTAATTCCAAAGGATATACCGAAGGTAATGCTTATACCGAAGGTAATGCTTATACCGAAGGTAATGCTTATACCGAAGGTAATACTTATACTGATACTAATAATGAAGGCCAAAGAAGCGTATGTGACGGATGTAAAAGCCGTTTATTTATTACAGATGAAGGTCTCGCAGCATGTTCCAATATGAAATGCGGTATGTTATATAAAGACATCATAGACCAGTCAGCCGAATGGCGTTATTACGGCGCAGACGACAATCAGAATGACGACCCAACAAGATGTGGTATGCCAGTTAATCCGCTTCTTAAAGAGTCGTCATTCGGTTGTAAAGTTTTATGTAATGGTAAGACATCATACGAAATGCGTAAAATCAGCCGATATACAAACTGGCTTTCTATGCCATATAGAGAGAAATCACAATACGACGAGTTCCAAAAAATAACTATACTCGCAAATCAATCGGGCATACCAAAACTCATCATAGATGACGCGATGATTTATCATAAACGCATTTCAGAGGCGAAAACATTTCGCGGACTAAATCGCGACGGCATTATTGCCGCGTCTATATACATTTCATCGCGAATGAATAAATATCCAAGAACAGTCAAAGAAATCGCTACGATATTTCATCTGGATAATACGAGCGCTACACGCGGATGTAAAAACGCAGTTTCTATATTGAATGAAATGGAAAATGAAATGGAAAATGATGAAAAAACCATGCTTTGTAATACAACACCATCTTCATTTATAGATAGGTATTGTAGTCGTTTGAATATAAATAATGAATTGACTAAATTATGTAAATATATTGCTATTCGTATTGAAAATAATAATTTAATCCCTGAAAATACACCGCATTCAATTGCTGCGGGTATTGTTTATTTCGTATCTACACATTGTAATTTGAATATTTCTAAAAAGGCGGTTTTCACAATTAGTGAAATATCAGAAGTGACGATTAATAAATGTTTTAAAAAATTGGAGACGATGAAAGAGAAATTAATGCCACCTAAACTTATTGAAAAATATAAATAAATAAATATATTGTATTGTATTGTATTGTATTATAGTGTGCCCTATTTAAGGCTTAATGGTATTCAAAGTTACGGTATAACGATTCGCCGAACTTGCTGGTGCGATTGTTTTCCATTCATTTGATGAGTTTTTATACGCAAGACAATTTACACCATTGTATTTGAAAACTTGCCATTGAGTCGCACCATAAATGGAATCTAATGCTGGAATGGTGCTGAACGAAGTTCCGGCCATAGTGAAATCATTATTCAGAACTCTATAATCTGAATAGTTGTCATCAGCAGTATAGACTAATAAATTTGTTCTTTTATTAAGCCCTTGTGTATTTTTTATAGATGCTACTGTATTTGTGACAGTATTCACCAATACACCGGCAACAAATATATTTTTAGATTGGACTTTATCAAAAACTCTTAAATAATATTGTTTGTTTTTAGATGAAATACCTGACACTGGTGTAGATACGATTATAGTGCATATAAATCTTGTTCCGTAATTTTCCGAATTATCTACAATGTCATACCACTTATTATCTACTCTACTTAAATAAGAGAGATTGGGATATGGGTCATTTTCATTTTGCCAAATATTCCAAAGTTTAGCAGTTTTATATGTGGAAGCTAAAAGTGGAATCGCGCCAATAATGGTTCCTCCGAATGAAAACTTACCAGAAATGAACTTGTAGTCTGCTTGATAATTGTCGCCGGTTGGAAATGCGATTATGCTTTGTTTAACATTTGTTGTATTAACCATACGCTGTATAGTATTTGTTGCGTTATTCACACTAAACTTTGCTCTCAATACTGGTGTATTGTTGGCGAGAGAAAGCACCATAGAATACCATGTTAATGACATTATATATATAACACAATAAAATATTATTAAGCAAAAAAAATGTTTGTAAAAAAACGAAGTTTGTGTAAAAAACGAAGTTTGTGTAAAAAAACGAAGTTTGTGTAAAAAAACGAAGTTTGTGTAAAAAACGAAGTTTGTATGAAAAAACGAAGTTTGTATGAAAAAACGCAGTTTGTATAAAAAACGCAGTTTGTATAAAAAACGCAGTTTGTATAAAAAACGCAGTTTGTATAAAAAACGCAGTTTGTATAAAAAACGCAGTTT